AGAGACTACAAAACTTAATACCTTTATACAATACAAATATAAACTATTAGAAGTACTAAGAAAATATTGCGAAACTGATTTTCTTTCTTTTGTACAGAAAATGGCACCTACATTAGTGTCTGATTGGAAAACAGGCAGACATATAAAGGTTATAGCTAACAAATTGAAAGATTTGGAATCAGGTAAAATAAAAAGGTTAATGGTTTTTCTTCCTCCAAGGTCTTCAAAGTCTGTAATCTGTTCTAAACTTTTTCCTGCATGGTATATTGGTCGTAATCCAGAACATGAAATACTTACAGTTTCTCATAGTGACCAACTATCTAGTGATTTTGGTAGATCTGTTAGAGATTTAATAACTACTGAAGAATATCAAAACATTTTTAATGGTGTAACTTTAAGAACAGACGTAAGAGCTGCAGGTAAATGGAAAACAAACCAAGGTGGTACATATTATGCTGCAGGTGTTAGGTCTCAAATAGCTGGTCGTGGTGCACATGTAGCTATTCTTGATGATGTTATGTCTGAAGAAGATTCTTATTCAGAAGCTGGTAGAAAATATGTAAAAGATTGGTATCCTGCTGGACTAAGAACACGTATTATGCCGAATGGTAGTATTCTTATTATTAATACTAGGTACCATTATGACGATTTGTGTGGATGGTTATTAAAACAACAACAAGAACAATCTGAATACGAAGTTATTCCTTGGGATGTTGTAAGAATACCAGCTTGGTTAGATGAAGAATCAGCTGAGTTGTTAGATCTTCCAGTAGGTTCTAGTTATTTTCCTGAATGGAAACCAGATGAAGTATTAAAAATAGATGAAAATGAAATTAAAGCTTCTAATGGTAGTAGATATTGGAATGCTTTATATATGCAGGACCCAACTCCAGACGAAGGAGGTCTTATTAAAAAAGATTGGTTAAGAGAGTGGGATCATGCAGACCCTCCAACTTGTCAATTTATAATACAAACCTATGATACAGCATTCTCTACAAAAACTACAGCAGATTATAGTGTTATACAGACATGGGGTATCTTTAGTAATTATGAAGTAGATTATGATGGAACAGAAGAGTTCCCTGCTAATCTTATTCTTCTTGGTAATATAAAAGGTAGGTTTGAATATCCAGAACTTAGACGAATGGCTCAAATGTTATATTATCAACATAAACCAGATGTATGTCTAGTAGAAAAAAAAGCTAGTGGTCAATCATTAATACAAGATATGAGAAGAGGAGGACTTCCTGTTCAAGATTATTTACCAGATAGAGATAAAGTAAGTAGAGTATATGCAGCATCTCCTATGATTGAATCAGGAAGAGTATGGATACCAACAGGTAAACCTTGGGCTGATGATTTAATACAAGAATTATTACAGTTTCCTAATGCTGCACATGATGATCAAGTAGATGCAATGACAATGGCTATACATTATATGAAAGAGTCCTGGCATTTATCACATCCTGAAGATCCTTACTGGGAAGAACAACCACGTAAGAAAAAAGTTGCATACTGGAGAATATAATGATAGTATTCTTTATTAGCATTCTTGTATATTCTTTTTGTTTTAAAGGTTTTTAATATGGCAGAAGATGGTTTACGTTCTATAAAGTATGGTGTAGGTAATCAAGCAGTAATTAATAATAATCCTATTACATTAGAGAATATGAAAAGAGCAGGATTATTTGCTGCAGATATGGTATCACCAGCATATGATATACAAGAATATAAACAAGGAGTAGAGCAAACTCTTAGTGGAGATCTTTATGGTATACCTAGAGCAGCAACAGGTTTACTGGGCATGGCTGTTCCAGGATCTAAATATATAAGTAAAGCAGCAAAAAAAGCTGCAAAGAAAATAACTCCTTCTAAAAAACCTTTACCTAAAGTTACTGCTGAACAAGAAGAAAATTTTATAAAGTCTTTATTAGATCCTTCTTTTAAAGAAAAAATAGGTACTAGAACATATCCTAATCTTCCTGTAGGAAAAGAAATTAAAGCTTATCACGGAACAAAAGAACCATTTAAAGGAGAAGGTTTTCAAACTGGTACAGGAGTTTTATTTGTATCACCAAATCCAAAATTTGCTGACTCATTTATGAGAAGTAAATCTGATTTTAAAAAATATGAAGCAGGAGCAAGAACATATCCTTTAAGAATAAATAAAAATGCAAATATATTTGATCCAACAGATGATAAACAATTTAATGAACTTTTAAAAAATAAAAGATTTAAGGCTTGGGTAAAAAGAAATAATAAAATATATAATGATGGTGCTCCGTCTTTAGGAGAACCAACTTTAAATGAAAAACAATTTTTAAAAACATTAAAAGAAAATGAATTTTATGAAGAAGGTGCAGGAAATTTTCTTGAACACGAAGATTTACATCCTATATTAAAAGATTTAGGTTATGATGGTTTTACAATGAGAGAATCTGATACTACAAATATAGGAATATTTTTAAATGATGAGGGAACATCTTCTGTATTAAAAACTTTAGATCAAAAGTTTAAAGGAGGTAGAATTATGTCTAATCCTTATGATAATTATAATACACAGAGGACAATATAATGGCAACAGAAAAGAATCCATTTGAACAAATACCAGAAGAAGTAACTAATGTTATTGAAATAACAAATCAAAAAGATATGGATGACGTTGAAGAACAAAGTATATCATTTGAACCATCAGAAGATGGAGGAGTTATTGTAGACTTTTCTTCTATGTCTACTGAGATGAGTCCTGAACCAGAGATTGCAGAGTTCTATGCTAATTTAGTTGAAGATTTTGATGAAGAAGATTTAGCAGAAATTTCACAAGATGTTAGAGATAAGTTTCAAGCAGATAAAGATTCTCGTTCTGAATGGGAGTCTATGTTTGAAAAAGGTTTTGATCTACTAGGATTAAAAATACAAGAAACATCAGAACCATTTGAAGGTGCATGTACAGCAGTACATCCTTTATTAATAGAGTCTGCTGTAAAATTTCAAGCTAAAGCATCTCAAGAATTATTTCCTCCAGGAGGTCCTGTCAAATCTCAAATATTAGGAGATGTAACTCCTGAAAAAGAAAGTCAAGCAAATAGAGTACAAAGCTTTATGAACTATCAAGTAACAGAGCAGATGCCTGAATACTTTGATGAGTTTGAAAGAATGTTATTTCATTTACCATTAATAGGATCAGCCTTTAAGAAAGTATACTATGATGCTAATTTAAAAAGACCAGTATCTGAGTTTGTTCCTATTGATCAATTCTATGTTTCTTACTATGCAACTAATTTAAGAAATGCAGATAGATATACTCATGTTATTTATAAAAATGCAGGAGACCTAAGAAAAGAAATAGCTTCAGATATTTATGTAGATGCTGATATAGGAGAACCTTCTGAAATTCCTTCAACAGGTTTTGCTGATAAAGTAGATACTATTCTTGGATTATCTCCAGCAGGAAATAATGATTCTCAATTTGTTTTACTAGAGCAACATACAGATTTAAATATAAAAGATTCTATGTGTGATGATGATGAATCACATCCTTATATTATTACTGTAGAAGAAGCATCAGGTGCTGTTTTAAGTATACGTAGGAATTATTCTCCTGATGATAATACAAAACAAAAACGAAGTCATTTTGTACATTATAAATTTGTTCCTGGATTTGGTTTTTATGGTTTAGGACTTATGCATTTCTTAGGTAATTTAACTATGAGTGCTACAGCAGCTATGAGATCATTAATAGATGCTGGACAATTTGCTAATTTACCTGGTGGGTTTAAAGCTAAAGGAGTAAGAATAGTTGGTGACAATGAACCAATAGCTCCTGGAGAATTTAAAGAGATTGAAGCAACTGGTGTAGATCTTTCTAAAGCAATAGTTCCTCTTCCATACAAAGAACCTTCTCAAACATTATATAATATGTTAAACTTTATTACTACAGCAGGACAAAAGTTTGCTGATAGTACAGAACAAATAGTTTCTGATGCAGCATCTTATGGACCTGTTGGTACTACAATGGCTTTATTAGAAGCATCTAGTAAATTCTTTTCAGGTATTCATAAAAGATTACACAAGTCTCAAAGAGATGAATTTAAAATACTTGCAAGAATAGATTATGAATATTTACCTCA